AAAAGGTGACTATAAACCTAGAAAAAAGTACGCAAAAGCTGAAAACGCCACACTTTCTGAAGATGATATCGAAAAATATATGAATCAACCAGAAGAGGAGGAACAAAAATGATAGATGGACCAATGGTACAGTCAGCTGCAGCAGTATTAGGACTGTGTATACTAGCGTATACGTGGTGGATAGCACTGAGATATGCAACGTGATGATGTGTTTTGGGTTGACCAACCATATACTATGGGCGTATATGTCCAATTAAGGATATATATGCTCCAACTTACACTGTATACGACGAAAGCTTTAAATACTATCACGTTCTAATATACTGCATGGCGCGCGACGATTACGGCGCTATCTCCGTGATTTCTGACGAGGAACGAGAAGCCTTAGGTTTAGGAGGTAGAGGTCGAAAACCAGACGAAGAGGAAGGTCTATTTGAAACAATAGGCAAAGCAGGTGATAAACTTGGTGAAACTCAGTTAGGTAAAAAATTAGGTTCTATACTTACCGTGTTAATTTTAGCATTTTTTGGCGGTGGTGGTGACCTAGGCGCTATACAAGAAATTTTTGGAGGAGAGGATGATGGTAAACCGAGGGGTGGATGTACTGACCCAACTGCAATCAACTATAAAGCAGATGCTGATTTTGATAATGGTAGTTGTGTATTCCCTCCTCCTGTTGTTTATGGATGTACTAACCCCGATGCTGATAATTACAACTCACAAGCTACTCATGATAATGGTAGGTGTCAGTTTTTGGGTGGACCGATAGATAATGGTACTGGAAACCAAACTAACACTGATGATAAAGTGTATGGATGTACAGACCCAGAAGCTGAAAATTACAATAATCGAGCTGATGAAGATGATGGTAGCTGTGAATATGAAGAATATGAATGTACATCTAATGAAACTTATTTTTACGATGGTATGGAATACGGTAATTACTCAAGAGATTATAACTCATTGAATATTACTGTGGATGTAGACACCGATTGTGACCAAGACACATTACCAATAATGATTGGTTACGATGTGGGTCATATTAAAAAAAATGAAGACAATGAGACTGTTTATAATGGATACATGTGGAATGACAACTACTTCAATATAACAGGATGGGAAGCCGACGATTTAGTATTAAGTTCTGGTACTGAATATTTTACAGAACCATATACAGGTTGGTATACTATATATGTTAATCTATTCGCAGATTGGAATAGAAATGGTGTATATGAGTATGTAACATACTTTATTATTGATGAAATTGTACTGGAGGAAGAATGAGTGATGGAGCCAATAGAGATTCTGGAAATTCTAGCAATAGTAATGGCTGTGCTAGGTGTGGTGTTTGGTGTACTTGTAATAAGTACAGTGCTAAAACGAGCTTTTCGTTATCTACCACGACCTCCCTCACTCCCAAAACAGAAACCATCGAAAGAACAAAAAAAGATAAAACCGAAAAGGAGGACTGAAACTATGAGTAACGACCAAGCAAAAGAAGGAGTGACTTTTAATGACATCTTTATGTTTATGATTGCTGTGCCACTAGTTTTACTCTGGGTAGGTTTCGCAGGTTACGTGATTTTTCACGGGTTGCAAGACCAAAGTGTTCTACAACAGATTGAAGGATATACAACTTTGATAGCTATTCTCGGAGGCCCAGCCCTTCTAATTATCAAAGATGCTTTGGATGTCTGGAAACAAGAACAAGCAGAGAAAACCGCTTTTTACAAAATAAAAGCACAGGCTGTTATAGATTACAATGATGCAGCTCAAAAGCAAATGCAGATGATAGAAGCAAACGAACAGCAGCAACAACATAAAATGGAAGCATCAACTATATCCAAAGTGACAGCAAAAAAGAAAAAATAAGGAGGAATAAATGGCAAATTTCGCAGTAAACGACTTTACAGAACGCGCAGCAACACTAAGTGCTTGTCTTGCATTGTTAGAAACTAAAATAGAGACAGTTGATGACACTAAGACAATACACATGATGAGTGTACATCAGATAACTGATAAAAACGGTAAAGTTAATTATGAATACGCACTAATAGTGGAAGCATAGTTATGGCTTGCCCAATATGTGAGAAAAAAACTGTAGGTTATTTATATGACGGTACTAGACGTTGTTATACGTGTAGACCGTTATATGAAGGATAATCTTTATATACTCTCATGCCCTAATAGTATTGTGGCCTCTAGAAAGACCACGAACCCACAGGATTCTTACGCAGTATGCGTCTTATGGGGCCACACAACGAAAGCTTTATATAGTGCATTGACATTATATATTTGCAGGTGAATAACCTATGGCAAACGAAACAACTAATCAAACAGCAGAAAATAACACAGCAGAAGGTAACCTTACTGCAATTATTGACACTGTAGAAGAATCAGGCTTGCTAGATACTATCATGGACGAACCATTACTTATGGCTCTCGTTGCATTGGTTTTAGGTCTAGGTGCATACGTAGCTTACACTGTACCAGCAGTCAAAGCTTTAGTATTCAAATACCTAAAAAACAACGAAGCAGAATTGATGGAACTCTTAGATAAGAATCTATCCAAAGCTCAAATGAAAGCCTATGAAAAACTAGATGAACAAGCTCAAATGCACGTTAAAGACTCTTTAGTCAAAAACGTTTTGATGACCGCTTGGGATGAAAAGGATGACGAACTAGCTGGTCTAGTTAAATCCAAAGTTAAGGCTGCTCTTGACGAACAAAAGTAATGGACGTTAAGGGATACGAAGAGCGTTTAAGAGAGAGAGTGGGTGAAGGAGAATATGAGCGACATAAAGAACTCGTACGACTTCTTGCCCGCAATCTCGCGCTTGAAGACTTGTTGTGGGAAGAAATTCTTGTATCTATTCGGGATGTTGACGCGAGAACAGAGCTCTTGCGACAGCGTAACTCGATTGTACGTGATATCCATACTGAGTTTCGCGCTCTTAATATAGAAGTACCAACTGTAGTGGAAAAAAATACTGAAGGTTTCAGTAAGATATTGGAAGGTTTGATGGATGACGATGACGATAAAAAACGAGCAGAAAGCACTGAACGCAGCGATTAGCGGTATTGCAGCTCATGATTCGTTAGCTCTAGAAAATATTTTTGAAAAATGTAGAACTGATAAAAAGAAAATGACTTTATTAGTTCGAGCATTTTGTGAGTGCTATTTGATAGATAATAAGCGTAGGCCATTGAAACTTAGACCTATGCAAGAGGATATTGTTGTTGAATCTTTGACATATCCTGACGGTGATGTTGAAAAACACCGTAAAGTAGCAATATTGGCTCCACGTGGCTCTGGGAAAAGTTTTGCCCTTTCGGTAGCTACAGTAGTCTATATGTTCTTTAAAAGATTCAGAGATTTAATATTTATCTTGGCTCCAAGTGAAGACCAAGCAAGTTTGATATTTAATTATTGTTATAGGCATTTTGCAGATAATGCTTTTTTAGATGGCTTAGTAGACCATTATAGGTTTCACAATAAGCCTAATATCACAATGAAGGGAGGGACGGTGCTACGTAGAGCTCCTATAGCTGCATCTAATCAGGGACAAGCTATACGTGGACAGCACCCAACTTTTCTGATAGTGGATGAGAGTCCATTGATAGATGACAAGTTATTTATTGATAATGTAGAACCATCAATAATATCTAATAGTGCACCATTTATCAACTTAGGTACTCCAAAATCAAAAGAAAATCATATGTATCGTTATTTATACGATGAATCTTATGCAGATAGTTTTACACGATTACATTATACATGGAGAGATGCTGTAAAGCGAGGAAGAGCATACGACCCTCCTTATACTGAGGAAGATATGCTTACAAAGATGATGGAATGGGGGGAAGATTCAATATATTGGAGGACAGAATATGAGTGCGAGTTCGTCGAGTCGTCGTCCAACATCTTCAATCCCGAATTATTACGCAGCACATTCACAAGAGGGCTTGGATTTCACCAACTCGGAGAAAAAGTTCATAACTGTACTGTGGGTGTGGATATTGGTAAATCCGTTAATAGCACTGTTATTAGTGTATTTACTTGTGAAAAAACAAATACACAGAATGTTGCAAGACTTATCTATTTGGAAGAAATCAGTCCTAGAACAGGTGGACATGATATTCCATACCAACGTGAGCGTATCATGGATATTGCTCGCGGTTTCGGTGCTGATAGGCTTATTATTGATGCGACAGGTATGGGTGGCGCGATTGAACAAGATATAAGGGTGGCAAGTATAGAAAGTGGTATACAGTTTATACCATTTATTTTTACAGGTGGAGCGAAAGGTACTAAAACTCAGGTGTACAGAGACATGGTATCATATTTACAGAAACAGCAAGTAGTTATCCCAGACCCAAAAGATTTACCTGCAGATGAGGCAAAATTAGTTAACAAATGGTATAGAGAGCATGTAGATTTAGAATATACGATGGATGCAGCTAACAAAACTGAAAAAATATCTGCTCCTACTGGTAAACATGACGATTATTGTGATAGTACAGCTATGGCATTGCATGGAGCGTTGTCAATGTTACCTATTTCGGGTAATTTTGCTGCAGTTTCAATGCCAACTAAGCGCACAGTTAATAAAGGTGGTGCTGGATGGACAGGACAAGGCGTTTTTACATCTAGAAGAGGACAAAATCGTTTGAATAAACACACTCCGGGAGGCATTTGAGCGAAAGCTTTATATACTGTGCCCGCGTTATAGGTATTGATAGCCATGCCTCTACGTGATTATCTGCCTTTCGGCAGAAGAAGAGAATTCGCAAGTGTTGGTGAAAATCCACCTTTTAGTAAGGACAATCCAAGAAGTTATGGAGCAGGCGTTATAAAACGTATCAAACTCCAAAATACATCTAGGATGGGAGGTTACGGTGGTGGAGCAAACAAAGAACCACAGATAGGAGACTATAGAACGTACATGAATGTGTATCTTTCTGACCCTATCATAAGAACTTTGATAGATTTACCTTGTATATACGCAGCGAAGGATGGTTACGACATAGTAACTGACGATGACGCAGAGCGCGAGGCTATCACTAACTTTTTTGATGAGATAAACATTGACCATATTATATACTCTTGGTTACGTAATGGTAGAATCTTTGGAACAGGTTATCTAGAATATACTGGAGATAACTTAGTTTTGAGGTCATCTCAAAATATGTATGTGCAAAGAGACCCATCTGGTCAAATAATGTATTACTATCAAGATGTAGGAGACGACAAAGAGAATGTTAGATTTGAAGAACAAGAGATTATTGAATACAAAAATAATCCATTTGATGACTACGCTTACGGTCTTAGCGATATTCATCCAGTTTTATATTTGGTTGACCTTAAAGATTATGCCGAGAGGGATATTGGTGCTGCTCTTAACAAGTACGCCACTAGCAGGTTTGATATATCTGCTGGTTTACCCGACATGCCATATGGTCCAGACAAAATTAACGAAATCGTTGCTGCATTCAATTCATTAGAACCCGGCGAAGATATTATACATGGTAATGATATAACTATCAAAGAAATGCAGGGTACACAAAGAGCGTTTGAATACGGTAAGTATACAGATGACATTTTAAAGAAAATACACATAGCATTAAAGGTTCCTATCACTATGTTTGATAAACCAGAACAAGCACGTGCTATTTTCGAACCTTACGTGAAACATTTACAAAGTGCAGTAGAAGCAGCTTTGAATTCACAACTTATGCCACAACTTGAAAGTGGCAAAGCTAAATTTTCATTCCGTCAAATAAACGTAGCAGATTCGTTTACGAAAGCAAAGACGGATATGATATATCTATCTGAGGGAGTTCTTTCACCCGGTGAAGTTAGATTAGAACGTGGTCTTGACCCTGAAGGTGTAGTAGAAAAACGGCCAACAGCTGAAAATGCTAACCTTTCAGGTGGTAAAGACCAAGACAAGACTGAAGAAACAGTCCGTGTCGAAAACAGGAACCTAACGGGAGACAGAGAAGCATGAGCGAGAACTACGAATACGAAAGTTGTCTTATAGAAGTAGCACCAACTCTTAAAAAAAGAGGTGTTGAAAACTATCAAGACATGGCGGCAAAACTTTGCCGTATGAGAGTCGGTGAAGGTACTGTTAGAGAATTCGCGGTATCAGATAAACCATTAGAAGACTCAAAACGTACTTTTGCTTTAGCATTAGAAAAACCTTTAACTATCGGGAAGGAAACTATAGACTATCCAGTTATAGCCATCACTTCAGGAGTACATGATGAAGATGGTGACCAGAAAGTTTTTATAGAACCTTCAATATTAGAAGATAATTTAGAAGCATTTAATGAGCTTCCAGTTTACTTTAATCACCAGCGAACCGATGAAGACTTAATAGGCAAGGCTATCAATCCAGAAATTATTAAGTTGGATGATGGTAAAACTGGTATTAAAATGTTAGCTAAAGTCGATAAAGACGCAGCTAAAACAAATGAAGTGTTAGGAAAGTTAGAAAGCGGCGATATGACTCATGTCAGTATCGATTGGTTTTCAAAAGACGTTGACGTTTTAGGAGAACCTTTTGCTACGAACATTCGTCCTATCGAGGTGAGCTTCATAGATAATGAAACTCGAACACCCGTTTGTGATGCATGTACAATTGAAGAGAAAGAAGAATGTAATGAGCACCGTGAATTCGGTGAAAAGGAATCTGATTGTGGCGGTGCCTGTGGCGGCCATGAAGAAGATTCATGTGCCTGTGATACACACGGGAACAACAGCGAGGTAGAAAATATGGCTGAAGAAGAAAAAACAATCGTATCTGAAGCAGAGACTATCACAGAGCGTGAATTCGCATCTATGAAGTCCAAGCTAGAAGACATGACGACATCTTTCGAAGAATTGAATACCAAGCACGAGGAAGCCCTTGCTCTAGTGAAGAAATACGAAGACGCAGAAGCTGAGAGAGTCGAAGAAGAACTCAAAGCAAAGAAAATGTCTTTAGTAACTTCAATTCTAGAAAAAGAGGCAGCTCTTGGAAAACTCGAAGAGGACAACAAGGATGCTCGTGTTGAGGAACTCAATGCATGGGATGACGTTAAGCTAGAAGGATTCAGCATCGCTATGGAATCTATGCCTGTACCAGAAGAAGCAGAACGCACTTTCGGAAAAGGTAAAGCCCATGACGCTGAAGAAAGCCCAGTAGAAGTAGAAGAAGTCCCACGCATGTTTGCGATGAAGGATGGAAAAATATCTTTTACAGGAAAAAAAGAATAAGGAAGAATAAAATATGGCAACAGAAATATTAGTAAATGATGGTGGTGCCCCAGCAAGAATTATGAACCTTGGAAACGCTAATGCAGCTATTGAAGCCGGTATGTTCGTTGATATCAACAGCAGCGGTAAAATTATTGCAGCAACCGATGACCAAGAAGCAGCTACTTCTGGGGAAAAAGTCGCTCTAGGTGTTCTATTAGTAGACGCAGTAGCAGGCGCTCCAACCTCTATCATAACAGGAAAAGGTATTGTCTGTAATGTACAAGCTGCAGAAACTTTATCAACCGTTGGTACAGAAGTAACAATCGACAACGCTGGAAAAGTAGAAGCAACAGCAGACGCAGACACACACAGAGCAGTAGGAATAACTCTCGCAGCCAGTTTCACTGGAAGTGACTCCAGCGGAAACGATACAACTTTCGTCAAGGTATTATTACTATAAGGTGATTTAATATGGTTACAACTAAAGAAGGAATATTAACGACACAAGGTGTAGGTAGCGGAAGTACACAAGCAAACCGTGTTCTTGTAGATTACAAGGATGCACTTCAAGACTACAGAGTAACAGCATTACCTGTTATCGAGATGTTTGCAGAAAATTTCACAACTGAAACTGGTGGAGACATAGATATCACGTTCGCAAAACAAAGCATGAATATGGAACAGATTGAAGAAGGAACAACTCCTAAATTCCAATCTACCGATTTACGCAACGAGCGTGTAAGCGTAAAAGAATGGGGTATCGCCGTTGGTGTTACCCGCAGGATGATTGAAGATTCAAGATTCTCTGAAGTAGAACTTGCATTGAATGAAGCAAGAAGAGCAGTTGACAGACACGTCACCAGCCACTTCGTCAAAGCTTTATTCGGTATTGCAGATTCAACTTTCGGAACTGGTGTCGACGATTCAGGAACTTTGAGAGACATTAACAGCCACGCAAACGTAGATGCAGAAGCTGAAATCACAGTCTTCTCAACCAATCCACACGGTGCTTTCTTCGGAGAGACACCCGGAACTGCAGCATCTGGACAAGATGTAAGACTTGTAGACTACGGTTTGTACACAGCAACTGAGTACAACTCAATGGGAACCAACAACGGTTCACACTACATATCTTCAGCTGACACAGGCGGAAGTTCATCCACAGCTGAGTTGGTCCTAGGGGACATTACAACCGCTATGGAATTGATTGGCGCAAAAGGTTTGAATGCTGACACAATCTTAATTTCACCATCCCACTACAAATTGCTATTAGACTTAGCAGACTTCACTGCACCTTTCACAGCAGCAGCTGGTACAACTACCGCTGACTTCGGTGGAAAAGGTGGATTGGAATATGTCGACAGCGTAGCACGAACTGGAATCGTTGGACAATTGTACGGCCTTAACGTTATGGTTAACGCTTATGTCCCAATGACCAAGTTCGGTGTTTTCGACATGTCTGTCAAACCTATAGCTTACGTAGAAAGACGCGGAATGACCGTCGAGGAAGCAAACCCCGGTTTCGGAATCGTTGGTTCATACATGTCTATGAGATACGGACTTAAGATTATCAGACCAGAAGCTGGTGTTATTGTAACATCCGCTTAGATTTAATAATCTTTAGAGCTGAATAAACCGTTAGGGCGGCTACGGTAGAATCAAGTCGCCCAACTTTACAAAGGAGAAAATATGCCTGCAAAAAAAATAGGAAAACCACTTGGCGGCGTTGGAGCCGAACGCATGAGAAAGAGAAACTATTCTCTTGTATTAGATGACAGGCTAATCTCAAAACAATTTGTTACAGCCAAAGCTGATGCTAAAGTAGACAATACTGCTTTTGCTTCTAGTTGGGCTTTAGACGAAACTACAGCACCTACAAAAGCTGCTGTTTTTAACAAAATAAATACTCTAAGCGTAGATACATCTGCCTTTACTACGGAAGACACTGATGATGGTGCTTCTAAAGTCAAAGCATTCAGAAGTGGTAATTATGGCTTTGGTGCTGGTTCTAGTATGACTTTCGCTAATGTGACGCATAAGGTAACTATAGATGGCGACTTAAGAGTAGGGGCTATTGATGGCTCGAACAAAGATATTTATTTAGATGATGGAGCTATATTATACAAATATGACTCTGGTGGTAGCACAGCTATGCTTACACTTGACAGTAGTAATGGTAATAAATCTGCTCAAAACTTTGCTATAGGCTCTACTAATCCCTCCGTCCCTCTTGAAGTAAGCTTAGCCGGCTCTACTGCTACATTGAGCGATGGTACTGGTATAGCTCAGTTTGGAGCTGATGGTGGAGCTAACTTAGGTATAGATGCTAATGATATACAAGCAAGAAGTGGAGGACTTAAACAAGACCTTTACATAAACAGACTTGGAGGAAACGTATTACTAGGTGGAGACACTAATGATACTATAACTTCCAAAGGACATATGGTCGTAGAAGGTAACTTAACTGTAAGTGGAACTGCTACAGCTATAAACACAACACAAACAACAATTAACGATAATATAATTACATTAAACAATGATGCAACTGGTACACCTACTGAGAACGCTGGAATAGAAGTAGAACGTGGTGACTCTGATAACGTAGCGATAAGATGGAACGAATCTACAGACAGATGGCAAATCAGTAATGATGGTAGCAGTTATGCAAATATTGCAACAGGTGATACAACACACGATGCAGTGACTATTGAGAATTCAGGTACTGGGTTATTATCTATAAGTACTCAAGTCATAACAGTCAACGACGTTATGGTGAAGAACACTGGAGATACTATGACTGGTACTTTAACACTATCTGGTACCTCAGGAAGCAGTGGAACAACTGCATTGAGTGTTACAGGTGGTGATTCTTCAGCTTCAAATCCTGCAGTTAATATTACAGGACATTTGTCAGCAACGACAAAATCTTTTAACATGCCACATCCAATACACGAAGACAAACGTTTAGTATATGGATGTTTAGAAGGTCCAGAATATGGTATGTACGCACGCGGTACCGGCGTTATAGGTGATGCAGTAGAGGATAGGAAAGTAGGGATAGAGTTGCCAGACTATTGGTTCAAGATGGTTGGAAAAGATTACACTATATCTTTGACACCACATGGTAACTATAATGTATGGATAGGTAAAAAAACAGAGGATGGGTTTTATGTTATGACTAACACAAAAGATACAGCAAGATTTGACTGGAGTGTAATTGGTGGTCGGTTAGACGCAAAATTGGAGGTAGAGCCAAATGCCTGATAAAGTAACAACAACACCAGCAGATGGTAAAATAGAATTTTTCAATGACCAAGGAGTAGAAAAAGGTTCATTAGAGTTAGTAGAGAGTGACGATAGTAGTGCAGGAAAAGATGAAGTGAAAGCGGTAGGAATAGTAATAGAAGGAGGTTCTTATACCTCAGCATAAGGTGATTAAAAATGGCAACAACAAACAAAATAGTTTTGAAAGGTAAGTTCGACGGTAATGGTGTACCTCAACATATAACAGGTGGCTCTGCTGACGGACTTTCAATAGGAGAGTTAGCCGTTAATACATCTGCTAGTAACACAGCTAACAGAGGTCAACTGTTCTTAGGAGTTACACATACTTCTGGAAGTAACAGTACAGATATAAGTGGAGGAGGTGCTACCACAACTGCGTACAACGCTAATCAAACCGGTGGTATTGTATGGATAGGAGCACCTATCTTAGATGAAGATGACTTGTCTTCGAACTCTGCAACAAACTTAGCTACTCAGCAGTCTATTAAGGCATATGTGGATTCACAAGTAACAGCACAAGATTTAGACATTTCTGCAGATAGTGGAAGTGATATAGCTATAGATTTAGATAGTGAAACTTTATCAGTTGCTGGTGGTTCAGGAATAACTACAAGTATTTCAGGTAATGAAATAACGATAGCAGGAGATAATGCTTCAACATCAGCAAAAGGTGTAGCAAGTTTCAGTTCAGATAACTTTGCTGTATCAAGTGGAGCAGTAACAATTAAAGATGGTGGTGTAGTTACCGCAGAGTTAGCGGATGACGCAGTAACCGCTGCTAAGATTGCAGCAAACGCAGTAGATGCAACAGCTCTGAACATATCTGGTGATGGTACAAGCGGACAAATACTTCAATCTGATGGAGACGGTTCTTTCAGTTATACCAACGCTGCCACAGCAAACGATTCAACATTAACAATTACTGCTGGTGATGGTTTAAAGACTGGTGGTACATTTACTACTAACCAAAGTTCAGATTCAGCAGTCACATTGAATATTGACGTAAGTGATTTCGCTGGTAGAGGATTAGCAGATGATGGTTCAGAAAATTTAATATTAGATATATCAAATGCTAACATGACCACAGCAACTTCTATAGCACAAGGTGATTTATTAGCTTTTGCAGATGAAGACGCTACTGGTGATGAAACTAAAAATATAACATTTAGTAATATAGAAGATACAATATTTGGAAACGTTAGTAGTGATGCAACAATCGCTGCTGGCGGTGCTATGACTATTGCAAACAATGCAATAACAACAGCCAAAATTAATGCTGATGCAGTCACTGGAGCAAAAATCGCAGACGACGCAATAGACTCAGAACACTATACAGACGGTTCTATTGATACTGCTCACATAGCAGCAGACGCTGTAACAAACGCTAAAATAGCAGATGACAGCATAGACTCAGAACATTATGTAGATGGTAGTATTGATACAGCTCATATAGCTAATGACGCAGTAACTGGTGACAAATTGTCAAACAATATTACAATTGCTAACGACTTAACTGTTAGCGGTGATTTGACAGTTAACGGTGATACTACAACAGTTAATACAGCAACACTGAGTGTAGAAGACCCTTTAATTATATTAGCTAACGGTAACAGTGCAGACTCTATCGATACTGGTTTTTATGCTAAGTATGTAGAAAGTTCAACAACAAAATACGCTGGTGTATTCAGAGATGCAAGTGCTAGTGGTGACCCTTTCACTTTCTTTGATAGTTTGACAGCAGAACCCACTACAACCGTTAATTCAGGACACGCTTCTTTTGATTTAGCAGATATATCAGCTGGTGCAATCACATCAGCAGATGGATTCACAGGTGCTTTGACAGGTAACGTAACTGGTAACGTTAGTGGAAGTTCCGGTTCATGTACAGGTAACGCAGCTACAGCAACTAAATTAGCAGCAACTAAAACCATTAATGGAACAGCTTTTGACGGTTCTGCTAATATTACACTAGGTGATGACTCTGTAACAAATGCTATGATGGCTGATGATGCGATAGATACTGCTCAACTAGCTGATGGTGCTGTTGACACTGCACGTTTGGCAGCTGATGCTGTTACTGGCGCAAAAATTGCAGATGATGCAATTGATTCAGAACACTACACAGATGGTTCTATAGATACTGCACACCTTGGTGACTTACAAGTAACTACCGCTAAAATAGCAGCTGATGCAATCACAGGTGCTAAGATTGCTGATAATGCTATCAATAGTGAACACTACACTGATGGAAGTATAGATACAGCACATATAGGTGATGACCAAGTTACTCTAGCTAAGATGGCAGCTATAACACGTGGTAGTCTTATTGTAGGTGGAAGTTCAAATGCTCCAACAGCGCTTGATGCTAAAACATCAGGACAGATACTTGTCGGAGATGGAACAGACTTGAATTCTGTAGCAGTAAGTGGAGATATTGGATTAGCAACTAATGGTGCTATGACTATTCAATCTTCTGCTGTCGAAGGTAGTATGTTGAACAATAATGTAATTAGTGGTCTTACAGCACTTACAAGTGGTCTTGCTACTACTGATGAAATGATGATTAGTGATGGCGGTGTTATCAAAAGGATGGATTTCTCTGTTCTTCATTCAGCAACCGCAACACTAGAGAACAAAACTATAGCTGGTGGTACTTACACAGCAGCATAGAACTAACGTAAAGCTTATATAGGCCGGAGCACATAGCTATGACGGCCTACATAAGTAAGGAGAACGAAAATGACGAATATAGTAACACACAAAACTGGAACAGGAGAACCCCACTCATCAAATCATGGGTTAGCATCAGCAGAGTTAGCTATAAAGCAAGTTGACGCAACTCATCAAGCAGCTGCTTCAGGTAAGTTATACTATGGTGAAAACACAGGTGATTTAGATGATTTGACAGGTACTGATATTAATGTTAGGACTTTTGGTATAGGAACTAAAGCCGATAGTGGTACGGGACAATCAGGAGTACCAATAGGAGGTAATCTATACTTCAAAGAAGGAAGTAACATGACAATCACTCAAGGTGTATCTGGTGACGTAGTAACAATGACATTTGCTGCTTCAAGTAGTGGTGGTATTGCCTTGACAGATTTAAGTGTAGGCACTGAAGATTCTGCTTCTGGTGATGGAGGTATAGCTTACAACAACAGTACAGGGGTATTTACATATACACCTCCTGTTCATGATTCTCTTAGTGGTTTTGTAGCAAACGAACATATAGACCACTCAGGAGTAAGTATTACTGCTGGTAATGGTTTAACTGGTGGTGGTACTATCGCATCTAGTAGAACTTTAAACGTTGTTGGCGGTACAGGTATAACAGCTAACGCTAATGATATACAGATAACAGATGGTGGTGTAGATACTACACAATTAGCTGACGGTGGTGTAACAAACGCTAAGTTAGCAGGTTCTATAGACGATAGCAAATTGAGTCAGATAACTACACAGAATAAAGTCCATGTTTCTTCCTTAGATATTGACGGTGCAACAGATATAGGTGAGGCTCTTGTCGATGCTGATTTATTCATCGTTGACAATGGTGCAAACAGTACAGAAAGAAAGGCTACCATGTCAAGACTTAAAACTTATATGCAAGATAATTTAGCATTTACTAATAATAATGGTGATATAACTGGCGTTACAGCAGGAACTGGTTTATCGGGCGGTGGTTCATCTGGTGCAGTTACACTTAACTTAGATGCTGCACTTAATAATTTATCTGACGTTACATATTCTAGTGGTGATTTAACTATATCTAGTTTAGATACTGTTGTAGCTGCTGATTTGACATTCGATTCTAGCACTAAACTACACCTTAAAACTGATAGAGTTATTATTGGTGAAAACGGAAGTACTGTTCCAGAAATAGAGTTCAATCACAATTCTAATTCAGATACAATAAGATTTACAGCAACATCTAGTGGTACAGGTTCTAGCCCTGAAATAGAATGTTCAGGACAATTTAAAGCAACCACTGGCACTTTTAACGATGTAACTATAGATACTATAACTTTGAATGGGGGCGAAATCGACACCAGTGGTGCTATGACTTTAGATTCTGGTGGTGATATAACACTTTCTGCTGACGGTGACCAAATCAATATGGATGATGGTTCAACCACCAGATTTGTTTTCAATGTAGATTCAACACCTGAGCTAGACATTACAGGTAATTTCAAAATAGATGGTAGTGGTACTATTGAACTAGATGGAACTGGTGGTGTAAAAATGACTGAAGCTGATGATAGTACTAGTACGGTT